CTTTCCAAGAATTATGTTGACGAGAAAAAGTAGACATTTCTTCTATGATATTAAAATCATTTATAACTATTTTATCTGCTTCAATAATAGTCTTTAAATTAGAACAACCTATCTTTTTAATTTGTTTAGTCATACGAATACCTAATTGACTGCCTCTACCACTAAAGGCCGTTCCTAATACCTGACCAGCTCTACCTCTTTGTGTAGTCATTAGTAGATTGTCATATTCTAAATCAAATTGTAATGCATCTGATATTTGACCACCTATGTCGTTTACTTCAATCAAGGTGTGAGCGTGATTATATCCTTTTATAGTTTGTTCTATTACATTCGGAAAAACTAAAGGTTTAATTTCGTTGTTACGGTATTTGGCCACAACACGATAAGGCATTTGTGTAACGTCAAATATAATAAAAGCCGAATAATCTTTTGCAAGACCTCTTGACACGTCAACAGTACAAACATATATTTTTTCTTTATTAGGTTTTTCAAATATATCTAAACCGCCTTGTGACTGTAAAGGTTTAATATAAGGTGTAGATTTAATTTTTGTAGGACTAATAAGCGTATCTATTGAACCTAAAAATTCACACTCAAACTCCTGTTGGAATTGTTCAGGACTTGTATTTCGTATTGTTTCTTGTTTCCATTTTTCATCTCGTCCTGGAACTTCTGACCAATGTACATCAATAGGAACATAATCGTTTTGTTTGTTAATAGCATCTGTCCATAACTTATAGTACATATTCATACCGTGAGGTGTAGAAACAATAATCATCTTTGTACTTTTACCAGAAGAAATTGTAGGAAACACCGAACTAAAAAACTGTTCAGCAATAGTTGCTGGTACGAAAGCAAACTCGTCTAAGAAGATTATATTATAAGAACCTCCTCGGATTGCACTTGAAGAAGTTGCAGCGGCCACAACTTTACTGCCATTCTCTAATTCTATATTACCTTTGTTCCAGTTTAATACACCTTGTTGTAAAAACTTTGGTATATTTTCATAGGCCAATTGTAAACGGCCTAATATATCTCTTGCTGTAGATGATTTGTTTGCAAGTATAGCAACGTTAGTATTTGGATTAAACAGAACATAATGTAATAGGTAAGATACAATTGTTGTTGATTTACCTGATTGTCTTGGCAATTTACATATAGTAAAACGGTTGTTATGCATAGTGCCAACCATTTCTTTTTGAAAGTTATACATTTTGAAAGGCACTAAACCTAAATCGAGTGAAACTATCTTTACATAGTTTTGTATAAAGTATAAAGGGTCTTTAGAACACTTTTCAAATTCTAAAATTTGTTCTTGTGTAAACTCTACAGGTACGTTTACTTTTTTAAGATTTGGATTACCTAGATAAACTTCACTCATTTTTTTATTTCTTCTGGTAAATATCCAAACCAACCTGTTACAATATATTTTTCACTTGTTTTACTAATTTGACCTCTATGAGTATGTGTCCAATCAGTAGGCCAAATTAATGTTAAACCTTTTTTTGCTGTGGTAATAATTTTTTGATATTTAAATTCTGTGCCACCATCTTTTACATCATTCAAATAAGTCATAAAAACCAAATTTCTATTCAAATTGCAACCTCTTTCACAATGCCAAATTTTAAACCCAGCATTTTTTTCATAATATTGTATATTGTAACCTTCTACTAAACCATAATAATCTAAATCTTTAACATCATCATATTTAGATTCAAAGTTTTTTGTAATCTGAGAAAGATATTTTTGATATTCATTAAAAGGATAATTAAAATTATCTATATTGATGCCTAAATCAATTGATTTTTTTTTGTCAAAATTTACTTTACCTCCTCCAAGTTTGCCTAAACTAGTTTTATGTTTATTAACATTAAAATAATTTATTATATCATCACATAATTTTTCAGGAATATACCAACCTCCAATAAAACTTTCGTATGGAAAAATATATTCTTTTAAATCATTCATTAATTATAATTCCTTCTATATGTGTGTAACCCAATTGTAATGCGGCCTGTATTCGTTGATTGCCTCTCCATACACTATATTTCTTCTCAACAAAGTTAACACCATTCGCACCTAATCTTAAATTTTCAGATTGTTCGTGTTTCATTATCTCAATAGGTTCTATCATATCGTCACCATTCAATAACTCTTTTAAAGGAGTTATACGTGTTATATAAGTTAAATCACTTATCTGAAATATCTGTTTTTTCGGATTTAATGATTGTGCTTTTAATAGTTTCATTTTCTCTTTTTAACATTTTTTGTAATTCAGCCGTAGAACCGACAAACAAAGCATTTTTAATATTTTGATTTGCAGTTTTAGGTAAGTCTTTTAAATCTTTTAATTTCTTTTGTAAATCTTGTAACTTATCTACTGTTTGTGCAACGTTGGTAATTAATTGGCCTGCTACTTCATAGGCACGTGGGTGCTGGCCTTCTTTGGCAATTTCTAATATGCCTTCAATTGCTTCTTGGCCCTTTTGTATAAGGTCATAATAATTATCTCTACTATATTTGTAATCGTTATCTATATCAGACTTGTTCGTATCTTCTATTCTAGGAACTGAAAGATTTTCTACCTTAACTAAAGATTCTAAAGTAGGTTTATTATCAGGTTCTATGCCAAGTATCTCGTTTACTTTATCTTCTAGTTTTGTCATAATTAAACATCAGTATCAGTCACGGGGTTATACTTCTTACTATCAGTGAAAGAAGTAATTGTTGTTGTAAATCCAAAATCATCATCAGCATCAGCTGTAGTAGGGTCAGGTACTACCACAATTCTTTCTTCTCTTTTTGCCGTAGTTAAATCCGTATCAGTGTAAATATCTGATTGTACAGTTTTAATAACACCTTGATTGGACATAGGCCCAAACAAATATGTTTTGGCAGTAAAGTTTAAGGTATATATAACGGCCCTACGAGTCGTAAAATCACCAGAGTAACTATCTTCATAAGATATGTTATTTAAAATTATAGGCACATCTCTTTTTATATTCATCTCTGGTAAAACATTTACTGTAATTGTGTAATCAGGTTGAAAGAATGGTAATATCTGTTCTACGATCTGTAAACCATTTTCAGCTGTAGCTGTAAAAGCATATAGATTTAAACTTATATTATAAGGCACAGGAACATAATTAAAATTATGAACTTCTCCTGATTCACCAGCTTTAACTTTTTTGAATTTCTGAACTCTTGTTAATTTTCTAGTAGCGTCGTAAGCTAAACCTGAAATTTCAAATCCTAATCTAGGCAACGTAACAGCAAAACTACGATCATCTAAATCTGGTTTTTGGTCAAGTCTAACTAAAAATTTTTCTTTTGGTGCATAAGCTAAAGGTACTTTTATTCTTTTAGTTACAGCACCTGTGCTTGAAGTTGATTGAATAACTATGTTATTAAATAATTGACCAAATGCAATTATTATCTTTCTCATTCCTTCGTTGTAAAAAAAATTACCAAACATTAGTCAATTTCTCCAAATGGGTTTCTTTCTGTAAAATCTAATATATCATCAGTTACAGACTGTGTATCAAAGCCAGCTTCTGTATCTAAATCTAAATTTTGTGCGTAAGTAGATTGAGTGGCCACTGTTGTTGTAGTTGCTTCTTCATTTAAAAAGAAATTTGGTTGACCTGATGATTGATCTTCTTCTAATTGCAAAGAACCAGTTTCATTTTCTAAAGTAAATCTATTGTTTAGTAGATTTAAAGAGTATTGAGTTTCTTTATCATCTATTTCTGCAATACCTGTATTTAATTCTTCTGAACTATACTCCCAACGTGTTACTCTTAATTTATAAACTGGTAGATTACCTAATTGAAAAAATGGCTCTTGATCTTCTACAAACTGTATTTCAAAAAAACTATTCATTAAAGGAAAATATATAATATCTCCTTCATTAGGACGGCCTTCTACAATCTGTGTCATTGGATTATCTACTTGATTTTGCCAACTTCTTTTAGCAATAACAAACGTTGTATCTTCTCTTATTTCTAATCCAAACTTATTAATTAATTCTCTTTGACCTGCAAATCCTTCAGTTGTTTCAAAATACATTTCAATCATATAACTGTCATCAAACTTACTTGATGTATCTTCACCTAATATTAAATCTCTATTGACAAGTGTTCGTGGTAAATAATAGACATCGTGGCCATATATTTTTAGGCCTTCTACAATTAAATCTTCGTAAAGTGTTT